TATTCTGAATTAAATTCACGGGCCTAGAATAACCAAACAGTGTAGCTAATGCTCCCAATGCGGAAGCACCTATTTCTGTAGAACGAGCAAAAGCTCCGATCATAGGAATAGTCGTTAATCTGCCAGCAGTGGCAGCAACTACTCCAGCTACCCTAGAAATAGGACCTACTCCATATTCGTCACCTTGCGGATCGATATTAGCAGGTACAGCTTGTGTAGGAATAGCAAATTTAATGTCCTCAGCCCATGCGAAAACATTAATAGTTACAGTATCAGCAGCACCATTTGCATGCTTCAAAGGTTGTATCTCACATAAAACCATCTGTCCCATATCAGACCATTTAGATTCAACAATGTCGATTAAATTTTCATAATAAAAGAACGGTAAAAGCATTTCTCCTCCTTGCGAACAAGTAGGATTTAAATAAATGTGAGGCCTTTGTGACGCACCAACAAAATCAGCTTCAACTAACGTTCGTACTGTTGTCAAAGTATCTCTGTTGGGGAAAGGGTTATAAGCTAAAATAGCTCTCCCATAATGGAAACCAGTTCCACTAATTGTAACTTTTATGTGTAATTTAGATCTTAACAATCTGTAATTTGCTAACCTATTAATAACACGTAAATTGGTGAAATAATCACTCCAAGGATCGAAATAAGTACATAGCGCACCTACGCCAATATTCCAATCAAAACTTTGTATCTTTATTGGACGTTTAAAAAACTCATCCAATGTTGCATCAGACAACAAAGCTGAATCTCGAAGTGGATCTTCACGACCATTAGAATCCAGAAGAAAGCCTGCATTTGTATCAACAAACTTTACATTCTGGACTATGGCTGTTCCCGAACCCATTGAAACCGTTGCCGATTCCATTCCGGTGGTAGGAACTTCCTGAGACTGTGGGGATATCTCAGACCTTCTACTATCTATCTCTTTGGTTTCTTTACTCACTTTATTACATAAATATATTAAGTAAGAACCCATCGTTATCCAAAGAAGATAGAGCGAGCCCTCCAGCTCTTGCGGTAAAATACACACCGCCAGTGTCAAAATTGAGATTCTTAGACTTCGCGGAATCTCTGTACGCCAATTTGTGAAAGGATAAAATTGTTGTATGTAATGTCCATTACACACACATGTAAATACATGTACAAAATTGTTTTGCAACTAAGTGGACACTTAGACTATGCAGTTATTACGTATTTTTCCAACCAATGTTTTACTCTCTCATCAAAAGTAACCCTAGTGGCTGGAACTGGTAGATCGACTAATTTACAAACTTCTGTCATTTGCGCAGATCTTAAGTCGTACACGTCTCTACCATGAGCGAACCATTCATGCATAGCACCTTCAATACAAGAAGTTGCTACTTCACGGTCCGTTACATTCTTAGATTTCTGGTTACTATGTAATGATTTGAAAATTGACATCTCGTCTAACTTTCCAATTCTAGTTCCAATCTCAGGAATGTATTGTGACTGCCTTTTCAGGAAGTCAGTATCTGCTATATCCATAAAATCGGGAATATCGTCTTCCCGTTTATCAGGTGGTGTTATTTTCATCTTAAATTTACTTAAATAAAGCTTAAAAGAATGATAATTGAACTTCCTGTATCCTTCAGCAACACTTCCTTTAAAATCATCACCATATGTCATTGCAGCTACATGATCTCTAAAATTTTTCGCATCAGGGTATTCATCAAAGAATCCCATGCGTACATAAAGTGAGCCAGCAGTACTGTTAATGTTAACGGTAATGTTATTTCCAGAAGTATTCATATTGTATGACATAATCAAAGTACCATTATAGTCAATCAACGGATGCACCATATCATTTACGATGCAGAACATGATAACCAGATCAATTTTTTCATAACCACCTATCTCCGCCAATTCTATATACGAAAGTAATACAGCTCGCGTAATTTGTGAGCTCATCCGAACATCGTACTTAGAATAATCCCAAGCAATAGCCTCATCTTCACTAAACTTTTCAGCGTGAGACATAAGGCCATCCCATTGGTCAGAAAAAGCATTAACACCAACAGCGCACTCAGACAATTCAGGGTGCAAAGACAAAAATCTAGCTATTGGCAAAAAGTATTTCCTAACCAGTATACTAAAAGCAACTGGGAAAGCTTGGAAAACCCGAACCTTCGTCACACCAATGACGGTAGGTTCATCCTTCAACGTAGCAGAGGTTATAGGATACCCTCTTTCATTACGTTTCCAACACTCTAGAAGCCTATTCATTTCAGTTTTAATCTCATCACTAGGGATGCGATCAAGTAACTTCTGACCATCTCTAACTTCTACAAAGTGTTTGTTTTTCGGACCAAATATTGGAAACCCCATCCCTGTTGACATATTTAGAGGATCAATAAAATGAACTCCATCTATACCAAGGACCGCTTCCTTATCTGTTAAAATCCTAAAATCATACTTCTTCTTATAAGTTCTCATAATAACTTTTAATGGTGCCAACCAATCCTGTCGTGATCTTTCCAATTTTGAAGGAATAAACATATCAGCAGGATTTACTATGTGTTCTAAAGTCTTATTATAGGCTTCCCAGTTAGGCATTAACTTAGGACCAGCCCATTGATTCTGAACTCCAGTAACACTACTAACAGCATCAGAAAGTATTGAAGGTCCAACGGTGGACTTCTGTTGCGTACGCAAACGCGTACTTCCAAACACTTCAATATAATCTTTTTCTGTTAATTTTGCTGCCATAGAGTGGGGGTGAACATCTTTAGACTCGAGGACTACACGTCCGTATTGAGTAACAGGTAAGACTCCACTTTCAGTAGACAATATTACACCAGGAATTTTAGACAAACGACTTATCAAGCCATTCGCCATTTCCAAAGTAATTGTTTGCATAACACCCAAAGAACCAGACCATAACTTATGATCAGGATTACCACCAATGTGGAAACCTATTATCACAGGACTAGCTTGATCTAATACTAGGGTGCCCATACAAGCACCTTTTTCAGCTAAGTTCGTACCATAAGTTCCTCCATAAAACTCTCTATATTTATGACCAGTTTTACAATGATCAACATTTATATTATCTTGGAGAAATTCATCGCCCTTTCGAACGACAAAGGTACAAGAAGAAGTACCAACAGGCAAAGTAGTCGGTAACCACTTTAACTTGCTGGGTAAATCAGGACAGTTCGGAACATAAGCACAGACCAAATCTAAACTTGGATCTGTACTACATTGCGACATTTCTGTTTTGAAAGTAAACATACCACCAACGTCTTTATGACGATGAACAGTAACTTCCAAAAAAGAGCAAGGCTCTTTAGAAAAATCACAATTTGGATAAAACATATGTTGTGGGAACCATGCAACTCCTTTACGAGGAAAGAAAATATTACATCGAGCTTTACTATCGTCAGAACGTTTAAAGTCAGCCCAAAATAAATTATTCTTCTTTAGCGAAGAAACTACATGAGTAGGGTCGGAGTGTTTTACTCCAGGTTGAACACCTACTTTAACCCCCACTTTAGACATCATAAATCCAAACCATCCGGGGTTTGTGTCCATACTTTCGGCACTAATGTTACCAGCGGGGTCTATCTTCTTGATATTAGCAATCCGCCCATCATTCCAAAGTTTGAACATTTTTAAACCAATTACAAGTGCAGCAACCATAAAGGTTCCTTTAGCAATGTAATCTTTGTTGGTTTCACTGATCAGAGCAGGTAGAGCATCACGTCTCGAAAGATATTCAGTCTCTAAAGCCTTAACTCTAGCTCTATAGTGAGTCCACATCATCATGGCAAAGACCCATGATAAACTAAAAGTACCAGCTCCCATACAATAACTCTTTTTATAACAACTAAGAGCCAACATGAGTAGACTCATAAAACAGCCTGCTCTCATTGGTTTCCTAATATCATACATCACTGCGGAATGTTGCCACAGTGAAATACCCTTCTGAAACAATGAAGTTTCAAATAAAAATTTGGGAGTAAGAGAAATTAAATAAGGAGTACAATTAGTATTCAAAGCATGAGTGAACTCCCGTGCTAATTGATTAGTCGCTAATGATTTTAAAGGTTTATAACCAAACCAATCTGAAAAATAAGAAACTGGATTAATCCATTTCCTAACATATTTCAAGACTGATTTTTTCGTAGCATTAACAACTATTTCACCAAGATCTTCGAAAGCATGCGGTACAATAGCAGTTTTAACACATTTACACAAAGTAATTGGTTTACTGCATTTACCACACATCTTCATAGAATCAAATTCTTCGCAACGTTTAACAACGTTATCTTGGCGAAGCTTATGCTTCTTAGCGAGATAAATAATAGCACTCAAATAGTCATCTAATCCTAGATTGGTACATTCAATACGAACACCGTTAACAACGGCCTTAGCTGGACGAAACTTATATGTTTCTTTATTGCCAGTTTCGTAAATAAAAACTTCTTCAATACTAAGATTCCATATATCCTGACACAATTGTGTAGAATCTATGAGATCACTATTTGTATCCAAAGACAGACCTCCGGGAACACGAAATTCAGGTTTAACATTGACACGTGTATGAATAAATCTCCGAAGAGCTGCCTCTGGTTTGTCGGTATAAAGACCGACCTGGTAATTCTTGAAATTAGAGGTTATGATACCAACTTTAAAATTGATAAAAACAATTCCCTTCTGATTTAATTCAGCCTTCACAGCTTGTGCAGCCATGTTATTGAAAAACTTAATAATAATATCAGTAGGGGAATTAACCGTAAAATCAGGTTTACCATTTCCCACATCATCCATGAACATACCTAGAATATCAGAAGTATACGTCGAATCATATTTATCAAACATATCTTTTGTTATAATCCTAGTAGGATCAGTATCATAGTCCATCGCATGTAAAGCAGTTTTCATAACTATCTTTGCAAGCGTAGATTTACCTACTCCTGAAGGACCAGTTAATCCAACTCCAAACGGTTGAACTCTGATTGCAGTGTTCTTATATCTAGCTACAATTTTATACTTAATATCTACTAAAATAGAATATTTTTGTTGTAACCAGATGGATGTGGGGCCATTAACCTTCGCAGCTTTCAATTGGGCGACTGTAATAATAGCTTGATCAACTCTATGTTCAAAATCCTGCATGTTGTTTTCTGTATTTCCAGAAAGAACAACTTCAGAATGAGAAATGATATAATCACATTCCTCGTTAAACTTTTGAGTTCGAGAATCACTATACAACAAAGGCAAAAGTGACTTCTCTTGAAAAACTCTATAACCAGTCTCACAAATCCAAGTAAAAGTATGGATAATGGCATCGATCACATCAACACATTTGAGTTGTTCTTTTGCCGCTTCAAGAGCAAGCAATTGTAACCCAAACGGTGACCATGTGATCTGTTTGACAGAGCAAACTGTCATAGACATCGCAGCAGTAATTAAATATGAGATTTTTGTAAAGATAATGTTGGTCTTAAACATATCCCATTTATCAACTATTGTTGACGAGTCTAACCCATGTGGCAATACAGTTGTAGCGTTACAATCTTTAGTCAAAGAATCAATCATTTGGACAATATCACGTACAATGCTTCTATTAGTATGCATTTTGATATATCCGATAATCGAAACAAAAACATCAGCGAAAGTAGTCGCTTTATGTATATGCCACCCCAGAATAACTATATTTTCTAAATACGAGATCCATTGATTCGCTTCATCACTCTCATCTCCCAAAAGGGCAGGAGCAACAGAAACGGTATCTAATAATGATCTAAGTTGTTCAGACTCATCTACTTCCATTGCTGGAGTAGACTCTGCTAAACGAACCAATTCATTTCTTAAATCCCGATCAACGTAATCAGAATCCGTATAGGAATCTTTAGTTTCTTCTAGAGGGATACGGGCAAAAAATTCTGTGCCCGTTTCTACATACCCTTCATCTTCTTCATAGGAGTAATCATCATCTCCTAAAGGTGGGCAATGAACAATAGTTGGTTCAGGACCAATTATGTCATCACTATTCAACTCCTTATTTTGTAAAAGCTTAAACATTTTTTCAGCTTGTGTAGGAGAAGGTTTATGAAAAAGTGAACGATATGTAGGGGGTGGTGGGTCTAAAGGAGGGCAATGGATAATAGTTGGTGCAGGACCAGCTACAAGATCACCAAACTCATTAATATGAGCCTGTCGGTCATCAGTTCCATGCGGCTTAATTTTAGATTCTAAGTGACGTTTGCCTTTATTCTTACGAATCTTCTTTTTGTTATATAGTCGTTTCTTGGTTTCTTTTTTACCATGACTATGACCATCACCACGTCGATAATACAAATCACGAGAAGAAGACTTAACATCTTCAAGATTTTCGTAATTATCATTTACTTCCTCAGCTTGAGGAAGGGCAGATCGCATCTTTTGAATCAGATTTGATCTTATTAGTTTGTAACATACCTCCTTTGAGGTCGATACTCCCAAACTCTTCTGCAATTGCAGGATAAAACATAAAGTATCTTTGATTTGCTTGTAACTTGCCTCACTCTTAAGTGAGGTCGACGCTCCCAAGTCTAAAACGTCTGAGCACCCGTAGGTACTGTTCGCAGTTGGCTTATAGTCGTTCGTCATATTATCATGTAATGTGACGGGCGACTGTAAGCTTCTC